CTTCAGACCTGGAGAAGATAAGTACAGTCCAGAAGGAACTACTGATGGGCAAGACTACAGATCAAGTCTTCCTATTCCTGTGTATTTAGATTATCAAGTTACTACCTATGCCCGTCAGCCTAGACATGACCGGCAGATTATGTACGAGTTGTCAAAGACTTCTCGTATCCCATTTAGATTTGGCGGCCTAGTTATTCCAGAAGACCGAAGCATTCGGCGTATGGATTTAATTGGGTTTGCCAAAAGAGATACTACTGAACAAGACAAGCGCTTGTTTAGAAATGTATACACTGTCCGAATTAGCTCTGAAATCTTCCAGAAGGAGTTTGCAGATGTCTATAAGGTCACGCAAAACCCAAATATCGATATCACATATACGGCCACTCCATTCGAAACAATACAGCTATAACATGGAATCTCGAGACAATATAAACCTAAACCCAAGGAGAAATACATATGGCTACATACAGTAGACCAGGTGTCTTTATTCAAGAAGTACCACTTCCACAGTCGGTAGTTCTTGGGGATGTCGGATCTGCAATCGGTGCGTTTGTTGGACCCCTAGAAAAGGGACCAACATCAACACCAGTATTGTTGAACTCTTGGACAACCTTTACCAAAACATTTGGTAGCTTAAATGATACCTACCCAGTAACCTGGGCAGCTTACAACTTCTTTGCTAATGGTGGTCGTCAGCTTTACGTAAAACGTATTACTGGCTCTGGCGCAGCAAAGGCCAGCGTGATCTTAACAGATCGTGCTGCTGGAGAACTAAACACCCTAAGTGTTGAGGCAGAAAATGCCGGAGCTTGGGGAAACAACATCGCAGTAGAAGTATCTGATGCAGGTGTAGATGATCGCTTTAACCTAGTAGTTTCAGTAAGTGGATCTGTTGTAGAACAATTCACTGATCTAAGTATGGTTAACAATGATCCTCGCTATGTAGAGTCTGTAATTAATTCGGGCTCAGCATACATCCGTGTAAACGATCTTGATTCTGCATCTGTTGCTCCAGACGACATGCCTGCAGCTGATGGCCTAAAAGCCCTAAGCGGTGGAGTAAATGGCTCAACCCCAGGTCGTTCTGCATACTCAGACGGACTTACCGCCTTTGATGCTATTCAAAATCCGCTTGTATTTAATATTCCAGATGCAGCGTATATCTATGGCCCTACAGATACCAACACCGAAAGAACTCTCTCTATTAACATTCAGGGAGATCTCGTAAACTATTGCGAGAATCGTGGAGATGCTTTTGCAATTGTTGATATCCCACGTGGTCAAACCCGTGCAAATGCAACAACATATGTTGGTGAAGTTATCACAGCTGCTCCTGATTCAGATGGCGGCATTGCAGCTGCTTACTGGCCATGGACCTTGATTCCAGACAGCCTTCGTGCTTCTGGTGGCGCAACTCGTCTACAGGCTCCAGGCGCAGGTATGGTTGGTCAGTTCCTTGCTACTGATGCTTCTCGTGGCGTATTCAAGACTCCAGCAGGCTTGACTAACTCCCTTGCAAACGTAGTAGCTACTGAAAAGCTATTAACTAACGCAGAGCTAGATGCTCTAAACAGCAGCGCTAAGCCTATTAACGCAATCCGCCAGGTACCTGGAGCAGGCATTGTTGTTATGGGTGGACGCACTCTTCGCAACACTTCAACAGAACGCTACATTAACGTAAAGCGTTCTTTGATTTACATCAAGAAAGAACTAGAAAACCGAAGCGCATTTGCTTTGTTTGAGAACAATGATCCAACTCTTTGGAAAGCTCTCAATACTGCTCTTAGTTCTTTCCTACTTAATTTCTGGCAAGCTGGTGGACTACGCGGATCTACAGCAGCACAGGCATTCTTTGTGCGTGTAGATTCAACAACCACCTCCTTTACAGATATCCAGAATGGTTTGGTAAATATTGAAGTTGGTGTGGCACTACAGTACCCAGCTGAATTCATTGTTATCAAGCTAAGTCAATTAACCGGAAACGCTACGGCGTAAGGAGATAACCCATGGCAAATACCGCTAATACACTAAGTACCATTTCAACGGATCAATTTCGTAATTTTCGGTTCTTAGTAACGTTTACACCAAAAGCAGAAAACGCTGGTTTTGGTACCAACTTTGGAAAGATGGGGTTTGTTTCTGTCTCCGGTTTGACAGTCTCTACTGAGAGCATTGCTTACCGTGAAGGTGGATACAATACTAACTTCCATCAACTTCCAGGTCAAAGCTCATTCACTCCAATCACCCTATCTAAGGGAATTTCCTTTGGACAGAAAGAACATGCCCTATGGATGAAGCGACTATTCGCTATCTCCACCGGTACTGCTCAAAGTGGTGTTGGAGCTGAGTTCCGCTGCGATGTAGATATTCAGGTCCTTACCCATCCTAATCCAAAGGGATTAACAGGCTCTGATGACGCTAGCGCTGGAACAGCTTATGACTCTACCTTGCATAGCTCTATGCGATTCAAGGTATACAATGCGTGGATTACAAACATCGGCTACAGCAACCTTGATGCAGGTGGCAATACCCTCATGGTAGAAGAAATGACTCTTGTACATGAAGGCTTTGACGTTTCATTTGCTACAGGAATGAAGACAGCTGAAAGCGCAGCAGAGTTAGCACTCTAAACTAGATAAGGAAAACTAAATGACTACTGATACGACAACCATAAGCGCGGTTGAAAATCCCGCTTTGGTAAATCAATTAACGGATAAAGCACTTAAATCTGTGACCCAGGAGGCGGTTCGTGAGGAAGCCCCAATCAAACCGCCTTCTGATCCACAGGTTACTTTATTGGCTGGAGTTCAAGTTCCTTTTGGGGAAACTATTACTACCGCAGAAGTTAGAGAACTTACTGGTGCTGATGAAGAGGCAATTGCAAGAATATCGGATATATCTAAAGGTCTTATGACTATCTTGGATAGAGCAGTAGTTAAGCTCAATGACAAGCCTGTAGAAAAAGACTTGTTAGATACTATGTTAGCTGGAGACAGAGAGTTGCTATTGCTACAGATTAGAAAGATGACCTTTGGTTCAGAAGTGGTAATAGAAGGCCAAGTCTGTTCCAAATGTGAAGATAGCAAAACTATTACCATAGATTTAGATAAAGATGTAGAACTAAAGAAGTTAG